GGCCAGTATCAAAGTTTTGGTATTTTTATGGTATTTTTGATTTTATGATACATGGTAAAAGTGTAAGACCGGTCGAGATACTCTGGTATTTTAGGCCCCCAGAGTCACACAATCTCAAGTCAAACACAGTCGGTGTCCGTTGTCAGCGGTTCCCACAGCGTGTTACAGGTGTCGTTCGTTATCCTTTAAACATCGTCCAAGTCCAAGTCCAAGCCAAGTCCAGTCGCAAAGCGGTATATCAGGCGTACCGTCATTAGGTCACGCCATCCTTGTGTGAAGGAGGATGTGCGTGACCACGCTTTGCACTGTCGTCGGCTGGTGATTTGTGGATCAGCTGTGGAGGTGGGTGCTGCTTGCCAGCGACCTTGCGTGGTTCGACCTGCGCATGTGCCGTGCGCTTGTCCTCACGTGGTCGTCTGGTTCGTTGCTGTGCGCGTTGCTTGGCTTTGAACCTCTTAGCCCCCGGCGGGCCTGGGGGCCGAGCAACGTACTGCCCGGTCTCTTGTTCGAGTGCCTTGGCAGCCGCAACTTGTTCAGCATGTGCCTGCTGAAGTTGGAGCGCGAAGAGTTCGCGCCCACGCACCTCACCTTTTGTTTCCTTCTTGCGAGAGGAAAGCCAGTCCCGGATGGTCCGTGCCCCTTCCCAAATGCTGTCCTCGCTTTCGCCGATGACCTCGATAAACACCGTGGCGAATTGCCCGCGAGGTGGCGTCTTGAATTCGACGACGCCAGCGGCAGCCTGGAGTTGGCGAACATGTTCGCCTCCCTTCCCAATGAACGCGCCCATGCATGAATTTGGGATCCCGATCCAACAACGCCAGACGTTGTAGAAGAGGTTGGGTCCCAAGACTTCATTGTCGCGCAAGTCTCTGGGAACCAGCGCGCTGTATCCGATGTCAGCGATGTCAGCGGCGTTGGCGGGTAGACCGTTTTGTGTGCGCGGCCCAGGTCGGAGCCACCGAATCCCGGATGGGTTTTCGTCGACAGACCCGGCGTCCGACGATGAATCGGTTGAGTCGTCGTCATCCGAATCGGGCCCGCCTGCCCCATTGCCACCCGGGGGTGGTAACGGCGGTGGCCCGGGGTCCGCCGGAAGGCCACCCAGAGCCCGCGCAGGCGGCGCGATTGCTTGGGTGGTTACAGCGCTCATGACGGTGGCGTGCTTGAAGTGACTGAGTGCATGCGTGACCAGGCTGTTTGAGAAGGTGGTGTCTGGCCCACCGGAAGTTTGCACGTCCTTGTAGGAGCTTGGCGTGCAACCCTGACTGACGAGTGTTGCCCAGGTGATGTTGTCAAGCTCGATAGCAAGGCTGGATTCCTGAAGCGATTGCACAATCGCCCGTGCCAGACCTATTGCTGTCTGATGCAGTGTGGGCTTGTAAGCCCGGCAGACGGCCATCCGCACGTCGTCAGCGAACGAGCACGGCTCGTCCTTTTGGATGTGGCGCTGCAAAACGCGTCGCGATGTTGAGGAGGCCGGGCGGCTGCGTATCTCCTCGATGAGCGTGCTGCGACTTTCAAGCAGGGACTTTGCAAGGCTGTCGACCAGTGATGCGTAGTCCAGCGTGAAATTGGCCTTGCTCATGGCCTGTCGCGCATTTGCCACGTAGGCGTTGTTTTGGTCGAAAGCGGCTTGGTCACTTTGCAAGACGCAGTCGAAATCGGCCGGAATGCCTGTGGTGTACGTCACGTTCATTTCGTCGACGTGAAGCCCAACAAGGCGGCACAATTCTCGGTCGATGTCAAAACAGTACGGCTCCGCTGATGCGACCTTCAACGTGTTGATGGCACAGCGCGCCTCTGCGAGCGGGTAGTACGCAACGTTGTACTGACCGCACCCTGACGTCTTGCTGAGACAAATGTAGATGAGCCCATTGCAGTTCTTGATGGCACGAGCCAAACGCGCAACTTTGCATTCAATGTCGAACTGCAGGCGCACAGCATTGTAGAAGTCGATATTGCATGGCATGTTCAGCCGCTGGTTCGACTCCAGGCACGCGTAGCGGGCAAGCTCCGGAATGCTGCGGAGGTACTCCATGTAGCTCACGTACCCCGATCGGAACGCTTGAAAGGCATCTTGGTCGGAGTATGTACCAGGGGCCGCGTTGCGCGTGAGGCGCGTTAGCCCCAACTGCGTGGCGACTCGTGACGAGAAAAGATCCTTGTCGCCTTCGTCGCCTTCCCACGCTTTCAAGTGCGTCAGGAAGCGGTCGCCATCCATGCCGATATAGACTTCTTGCGAGCCGCTGGGGCCAACGGATGCCGAACGGCGAGGTGTGAAGTACGTGTAGCTCGGGCGGTCGTCCTCCATTTTGCCGTTGCGGAAAGTGGCGCAATGTGTGAAGAAGGGAAGACGATTGTTCGCCTGCTTCTTCAACAGCATGCTGCTGCAGGTTTGCTTCGTTGCGCCGAGCAGTGCACCAAGGGCTCGGTAGTACGCAAGCCGCGCAAACGGTGCGTCATTGCCCGTGTAAGCGTCGTCATACACCTGGTACGCGGTCGCGATGTGGCCGGCCACCTCAGTCGCAGAGTCCTCGAGTGTTGCTTTGAAATGCGTGACACGGGTGGTTCCGGGGAGTGCCGGTGCGGCACTGTGCTGGTCGGGGTCAATAGTGATGACATGATCCCATTGCGCCAGCACACCAGCGACTTGCCCGGAAATTGGATGGCTCCCAACGTACACGAGGGTGCGAGCATCTGACTGGGACCGCAGCTTGTGCAAGTTCATGGCATTCTTGCTGTGACCCTGATGCACACCCGAGACCTCGTAGGCAGAGTAGTCGATGCCGTTCATCGCTGGGAGGAAATCTGTGGTGATGTCGGCGTGGCCTCTGCGCACGCACTCTCGGAATGCTTGGCACATGATCTGCTTTGTGCACAACGGGACGTGTGCTGCGAGATCGCCGAACAGTTCCGAGAAGAGGTTGCGGCCCGGATCAACGTTGTCAACCACGAGATGCGGCTCGCCGGCCACGTCCTGAAGCTCTATCTTGGACCCCGCGACAGCACCGATGAGCCGATGAACGCGTTTGTTGAAGTCCTCGATGGTGATGCCGTAATTGTACTCAACGTACTTTGCGGCAAGCTCCGGTTCACAGGTGGTGGCCATGTTGGCAGCTCGTTCGTGGTGGTGGGACCGTTTGTAGCGGCACTTGGCGAGTGCCTCGCGGTCCTTCGCGGAAAGCGTCTCCTCATCTGGGAGAGTGCCCACGACGTCGATGAGTGCATCGAAGTACTTTTGCACGACTGGGAAGTTGTAGCAGTCGGCGCGCTTCGCGATCAGGCTGTCGCGCAAAACGAACAACGCGAGCTCAGGTTTTGCCTCCGCTTTGCTGATCGTTGCCTGGCTCAAGCACTTGATGAGGTCAGGTACGGCGTGCAAGGTACCGTTCCAGTTGACGAAGCTCATGCTGCAGAAACGTCCTGCATACATGTTAGTTATGGACGCCTCCGGTCCAAAACCAAGTTTGCTTGATTGCGACATGTTGATGTAGCGGTCAACAAGAAGGTTGAACTTGCCGTACTGCAAACCGTCGTCGCCAAGGATTAGGAGCAAATCCTTCCCTGGGTTGGTGAATGCATGTTGCACGGCATGTTGTTTCTCAGCTGGGTTAAGCCCGCTGATGATGATGCTGCCTTGTGCGCGCGCATGGGACTTGAGCGCGGCCATCTCGTCATAGACGAGTGGGCTCATGTGCATGTAATTCTCAATCAACATGTTGAAAATGTTGCGTGGTTGACTGGTGAAGACATGCTGACCCCCCACAACGGCGGACTTGCCCATGACGGCCTCGAACTTGACGAATGTACCGTCGGGTTCTCGGCGGATGTTGTCATAAGAGCTGAGCGCCTTGTTGTGGATGTTGCGCAGCTGGTATGGCTGTAAGTGGTCATACCAGCGCATCCAAGCTTGGTTGGGATCAACCGCGGTTGCGTTGTAGAGGTTGGCAACCTCCTGTGCAACGTTGGCGACGTAGTCGCCAAACTCGCGGGATGCATCTCGGCAGATGGTGGCACCTGGTTTTTGGGTGCGCGCGTTGTAGACCGCGCCGGCATCGGTTGTGTCCGCAAAAGCTGACGCAGTCGGGCCAATGGTGACGTTGTACTTGGCCTTGGTGACCTCTCTGCCTGACGCGGCAAGGTCAGCTGGACACTCAGGTCGTTCAGAATCGTAATAAACGACCTCGACGCTGCTGCGCGTGCAGTAGCGCAGGCGAATTTCCGTCTTGGTGCCGGACAAGCCCAACTGGCTTATCGTGACCTTGCCACCCGGTATCGGGAGGTGCACTTGTGCTGCCGGATCAGCAACGTCGACAGCCTTGGGCGCTGCGTTATGCTTCGCTTCATGAGGGTAGGGGAAGATGTGGTAAAGACCACCTTCGTGGACGGATGCATCCACCTCGTGGAAAAAATGAAGCGTCGCAAGTAACACAGACGCAGTAGCAGCTGTGGCCGGCGTCGGTTTCAACCATGTAGCTGCCGTGGCTGCCGCAATAGCGCACCCTTCGACAGTTAGCTGCTGGGCGCGGCGAAGGTTGGAACCCAGCAACGACTTGTTGCGTGACACGTAAAAGATGTCACAAGTCTTTGCCACCGCACGCTGAAATGCGGCTTGGTAGGGTCCAAGTGGTTGTTCGGCAGGCGCCGACCGGACTCCATGGACGTTGTGTTCCCACAACATCGGTTTGCCATCGAACTTGTCGAATGCAAACCCGGCATAATTGAGGCGTAGTCGTTGCTTGAACACCTGCAATGCCGCGTGGTCGTTGGCGATGGTGTGACCACCGTTTGCATCACGCAGGAAGGCTTGCGTGAGGGAGTCCGGCAAGACGTCGTAACACCCGTTGATGAGACGTCCGCCACAAATGGCGAAGTAGTCTTGTTGCATGTCAGCCTCGTCCGTGTTGTGCACATTGATGCACGCCGTGCTGATCAACAGATCACCATTGCCCGCGGTTGGTGGGACATGATAGTCCTTCGTCAGTGACCATCGGCGGCCAGAGGCCACGCCGATCGGCGAGTACTCTGGAAAGCTGAGCTGCTCAACGATGATTGGGTTGCCCTCAATGTACGTGCAAACCCGCAAGCGCTCTCGCTCATTCCATTCAGCGACGTCTCGCATGCATTTGACCACTTGGGCGCCATCCTGGCAGGCCTGGAAGGTGGTGTTTAGCAAGACGTTGCCGATGATGAAAATGCGGTCGTAGCGCTGGAACAACGACACCCAGTACGCGTCGCTGAAGCGGCGGAACACGTCGCACACAACCAATATACGGTTGGGGACGAGTGGTGCTCGCCCCGCACGTGGTGTGTACCAGGTGTAACTGCTGTTGATGATGCACCCCTTCGGGAACAGTGCGACCTTGTTGCGTTCGCAGATCAGGTCGTAACTGACCAAGCTTGCATCGAGTTTGGCCGCGAGGTGGTTGCGCGCATCGCGAAGCGCGATATGGTAATGCACGCTCGTGTTCCCGTTGTACATCTTGACGAGCTTGTTCATGGCGCGCGTGGTGAGTGACCACACATACGCGCAGGCGTTGTCAAGCTTGCCCCCCCAACCAACCGGAGTGACGTCGCTCGGTAGGCCGTAGGAAACAGGGACCTGGTTCAATGGGGAATCGTAGCCGAACAACTTCGCCACGTTACGACCAAATACGCTGCACGCGTACCAGGCCGGGTGCACGATTTGTGCACCCCCAGCGACCGACCGACGCATGGTTGCGTTGCGGTCATCCTCGAGTTCATAGCGGAGATCGCTCATGAGCAAGAAGGCTGGGTGGACTTCGCTTCGCGCGTAGAGCGCATCAATCTGGCGGACGTTTCCATCCGCAAAGAGCTCATCATTGCGCATGATGAGCTCGTTGGCGAAGTCTGTGGCCGCCACGACAGCTGCGAAACCGAACCCAAGCGGGTCCAACTTCATGACCGCAGCGAATCGGAGTGCAGCAACCGCGACCTGGAGTGGGACGTTCACTTGCGAATAGGCATGGCCAATCTCATGTTGAGCGATCTGTGCGCTGTCAGTGGAAATGAGAACTGTCGTGCCAGAGCAGGCGTTTGGCCCCTCCTGGAAGGTGATTGCTGGTCCGGTCGTGTGGCACAAGGCGTGTAGTTTGACCCCAAAGAGTGCGCCATAAGAAACACGGCACGCCTTTGTGTACGCACTGTCAAACTTGCTTCTTGCCTCGTCTCCGAACGAGTGTCGCAAAGCAACGCGGACGACTTGCATGGATCCCCACGCCACGAGGTGGTTCCGGAGTTGAGTACCCTGGGCCTGCCAGCCTCGAGGGTACATCCCGTGTTGGTGCCCAGCAACATCAATGTAGTTGCTGAAGCTGACATGGTACGGGCGCGGCGGATACAACGGCGGTGCGCGCCCAGACCACGTACCTGTGCTGATGAGCTGACCCATCGATGGTAGTACGACGGCATCGCTTTGAACCAGCACAGCGGACGGTTTGGCCAGCAAGCTCCACATGAGAACCTCTGGCGGTTGGTCGATGTTGCCTTCCAGCGCGTGTTGGAGTGCATTGCGCGCCAGCTGCATGGCACGCTCGTATCCAACAACACGTTGGCAATCGAGAACCCGCGCAAAGTAGCAAGCCAACTGGAGTTGGATGCGCATGGCACGGTGGCAATCACCAACAAACACTGGTTGGGCGGTCAGGCTAGTGACGCGACCCACCTTAGTGCACTGGCCGAAGTACCAGTCCAAGTAACCCACATCACCAAACTTGCAGACGCGTCTACCAAGAGCGTAGACGTTTTCGGGCGGTTGCGCCAATGGTCCTGCAAAACGGGATGGGTCGACTTGGAAACAGGTGACGGCCTGCACCACGACGTCCAAGTCCTCACTCGGGAACATGTAGTGAAGACTGCTCGGCAAGCCTTCAGCGGACGCAACTGCCCAGCTGTTGGCGAAAGCCAAGTTGGCGACCTCAATGTTGAGAGGACCGCCGAGGCCAGCCTGATGGGGGTAAAGCGACATCAGGGTGACCGGCACGCGCGCTATCGCGTGCTTCGCAAAAGACAACTCCGCTACCAGACACTCAGCGTGATGCTGAAGTCGGCAGCGGTGTGCCTCTTCGGTGGCGGGGTGCTCCCCACCACCGGAAAAAGCCTCCGAGGCGCCATGTAACGACA